GTCTTCGTGCCTCACGGCGTCGTGTCAGGCCGCATCTCCTGCAAGGGGCCGAATCTCTCCAGCATCCCCAAGCTGATCGACTACGCCGAGATGGAGTTGAGAATTCTCGGCGCGATGGAGTGTCCATACTTCATCGAGAAGGGTCCGAAGGCGATCCCGAAGATAGAGTTCTCCGTCCACGTCAACCTCTCGATGGCAACGCTGACGGTGACGGCCAAACGGATAACGCACGAGCCCGCGACCCGTACGTCGACGATCAGCTTTGAGGCGTGTGAGGCGGACCCCGAGTTCGTCAAAGCGTGGCTTGTGGCGTCAGAGAAGACGGCGGCAGAGGAGCTTGCGGGAGACTTCAAGTATCTGGTCTACCGGACGGGGAGGTACGCTGACTTCTGTAAGTCGCCCAAAGAGTTCGTCGAGGCAGAGACGACGAATATGGTCAAGACCGGAATGAAGGCCGTCGCCGATGGACTCAAGACGGTCGCTGTTCCGATGGGTCACATGGCGGACGCGATAGGTTACGCGGCGCAGGCGTGTGATAAAATGATGGCGTCGTACGGAAAGTTCGACGCCGTCATAGCAGCGAAGTTTGTGGAGGCGGTGATGGAGGACGACGGTCCGGGTGCTGCCCTGTGGGACTCGATTTCGGCCCCGGCCGCCCGCAAGACCGGGATCACAGACGCGGGCTACCAGACGCTCGTGCGTTACGGCGTCAGACTGAAAGGATAGGAGGTCACTGTGGGCGACGGCGACAAGGGCAAGGAGCGGTTCGAGAGGCACATCATCGAGTCGGTGGCAACGGAGGTCAGTCGCCGTGTCGCTCAGGAAACCCACAAGCTCAAGCAGCGGATCGCGGCACTTGACGAAACGACGAAGAAAGCGGTGGCCGACGTCCAGCAGCGGGACAGGGACATTGCCACGGAGAAGGGCAAGACCAACTCGGTGCAGCGGAAGCTCGACGAAGAGATACAGGCCCGGAAGCGTGCGGAGCTTACGGTCAAGTCGCTGCAGGACTCGCTCGTGAAGGAAGCGGGCGGGAGCGAGGCCGGAGACTACGCCGTCGTCCTCATGACCGTCGCCGAGGCGATGAAGTTTGGAGGGGCCAAGGAGGGCGACGTCCGGCGGATGGAGACGGCGGCGAAGTGGGCCGCCAAGAATCCGCACATCTTCATAGCCTTTCACGCCAAGCAGGAGCACGAAGCGGCCGAGGCCGAGAAGGCTGTCGCGGCTGGAGAGGAGAGCAAGAAGTGATTCGAGCAGAACTGATCTGTGACGGCGAAGGCTGTGGTGCCTCGTTCGGGAAGATCACCCCGAAGAAAGGCAACTGCCGGAAGCTCCGCGAGCGCGCGAAGAAGGCGGGGTGGAAAATCCGTTCGACGCGCGATAAGAGGCGCGGGGACTACTGCCCCACGTGCGTCGAGGCCAAGAAGGACCTGATGGGAGTGAGGTGAGAATGGGCGGGGATTCGCAAACTCCTCAGCACACCGACGTCGTGTCGGCGTCGCCGCCGTGCTTCGGGAACCCTGAGCGGGTCCCCGCCTGTCAGACGTGTGGTGTTCGGGACGGCTGTTGGGAGGAGCACTACAAGCGGCATCCGCACGTGTTCCTCCTGCCGAACGACAGGCCGGTCCCAATGGATCGCGTGGGCGCGCGGAAAGCGGCACGCGAGTGAGGGGGGACCCGTGATAGGAAAGGGGAAAACAGTGAGAGTCACAGTGAACATTGGTGGCGATGTCATGGCCGAGGTCGAGGTCAAGACCGCCGAGAAGTCGGGTGGCCCGCAGGGGGGGAGAGCGGGCTTTCTCGAAATCACCCCCGTGCAGCGAGCAATCGGGCTCTCGCTCTCGCGTGCGCGCGAGGGCAGAGGCATGACCACGACGGAGATGGCGAAGAAGATAGGGATCAGTCAGGCGCAGGTGTCACGCCTAGAGAACGGCAAGCAGGGCTTCCGAAGCTACCTGCTTCCGCGCTTCGCCGAGGCTCTCGGCAAGAGCGTGGCCGTCGTCTGCGATCCCGTCTCCGAACCCGTCTCCGTTTGAGGAGCGCGACAGGGCGGGGGCGGACGCGCGGCCCGTCGGCCGGTGAGAGCCGGAGTACACTGGCGGGTACCGGGGTTGAAAACTCGGCCGCCCCCTGCACATTGAGGAAGTATGGTCGCTCCGAAGAAGACAACGAAGGAACCCGTCAACACACGGATTCCTACCAAGATCAAGACTGAGAACGGTATCATCGTGGCGGACCGACCGCTGGTCGAGCCCGCCCCCGACGAGCCGAAGAGCGGGTGCCTCTGGTGCCCGCTCTTGCCGTACAGCAGGGACTTCGAGAAGCTCCGGCCCCTCTTCGGGAGGGACGCCGATAAAATCCTCGCCAAGGAAGACAAGCACGTCGTCAAGAGCCGTCGCGTCGAGAGCAAGTACAAGCACGTCGAGGTCCTATTCGTCGGCGAGGCTCCCGGTGCGACGGAGGATACAAACGGCGAGGCGTTCATCGGCGAAGCGGGAAGACTCGTCCGTCAGTTCGTTGAGGACATCTTCCCACAGGTCGGTCTCAAGCCGAGCAAGGACGTGGCCTACACCAACATCTGTCGCTGTCGGCCGCCGAGGAACCGCAACCCCGGCAAGACCGAAGTGCGGTCCTGCATCTATCAACTCGTGCGGGAGATCAAAGCTCGCAAGCCCAAGCTCGTCGTGATCCTCGGTGGTCCGGCTCTCGAAGCGGTGACCGGGCACACGGGCATCCTTACGTTCCATGACAAGTTCCTCAAATCGACGCTCCCCGGACTCGAAGACCTCGACGTCCTCGCCTGTATGCACCCGAGCTATGTCAACCGCATGAAGATGGACGAGACGACGGAGAAGTTTGGGAAGGCCATCTGTCACGCGGCTGACTATATATCGGGGGAGTACACGCCACCGATGGGGAAGGGCGAATACTACGTCCTCGATGACGCGGATGATGTGTGCGATCTTCTCGACGCGTTTCGGGCGGACGGCGATCCTGTTGCCTTCGATACAGAGACCGGATCACTGACGCCGTTCCAAGACGAGTTCCCCAAGCTCCTCTGCTTCTCCTTCTCAAATGAGGAGGGCGTCGGGTACACCGTCCCGTTCGATCATGCGGAATCTCCGTGGCGGGAAGGTGGCCCGAAGAAGAAGGACCGCGTGCGGATCACGAAGGCGCTCCGCAACTTCTTTCTCGATGAGGACCTTCCGAAGGTCGCGCAGAACGAGAAGTTCGACCGTCAGCACATCCGGCACGCCCTTGGCGTTGAGCCTACCAACGTCTTCGATACGATGACCACGCATCTGGTGATCGACGAGCGGCGGGGCACGCACGGGCTCAAGGTGCTGGCCTTCGCGTACACGGGCATGGGCGGTTACGAGAAGGAGCTTGAGGACTTCATCGCCAACAACAGAGCGGCCAACCCTGACAACGGCGGCTCCTATGCGAACATCCCGGCTTCGCTTCTCTTCCCGTACGCGGGGATGGACGCCGACGTCACGCTCCGGGTCTACAACGGCATCCGTGAGGAACCCGAGTACGTCAACAGCGAGAAGCTCCAAGCGCTTGCCGAGCATTTCCTGCCGGTGCTCTCTGAGCAGCTTGCAGACCTTGAGTACACTGGCGCGATGGTGGACGCTGATATCGTGGCCGCTCTCGATGAAGAATACACTGCGAAGATGGAGGACTTCTCGTCGCAGATCGCCAAGCTCCCGAAGGTCCGTCAGTTCGTCGCTGACACGATAGCGACGGAGAAGGCGAAGCGGGCCAAGATGAAAACGGAGAAGGCTCGCAACAAGGTCGTGACGTTTGACTTCAACCCCGGCAGCCCGACTCAACTTCGGAAGGTCCTCTTCGATTACTACGACCTCCGTCCGATAGAGATGACGGACACGGGATTCTCGCGACTGGCCGCCCGGCTCAAGCAACGCAACGAGACCCGGAGGAAGAGGGGCGAGCCGGAGGTCAGCTTCTCGGAGATAGTCAATGCGTCCGTCGAGAAGAAGGAGTGGGAGTTCTTCACGACGAAGGCGGACGTGCTCCACGATTACGAACGGAAGGGCAACGATCTCGCGCCGCTGATCCTCAAGTACCGCGAGGCAGAGACGCTTCACGGGACCTTCATTGCTCCTCTTCGAGACCTTCTCGATGTGGACGGCCGCGTCCACGGCACGTACCTGATCCACGGCACGGTGACCGGCCGCCTCGCTTCGCGTGAGCCCAACCTCCAGAACATCCCGAACAAGGACGCGGGGAAGGTGAAGCGTGCCTACGTCTCTCGGTTCGGCGACGAGGGCGTGATCCTCCAGCTTGACTATTCGCAGATCGAGCTTCGGATCGCCGCGTCGTACTTCAACGAGCCCACGATGATCGAGGCGTACCAGAACGGTGAGGACCTCCACACGCTCACAGCAATCGACGTCGCGCAGACGAGCGAGGGGCTGAGCAAGACGGAGTACCTAGCGCTCCCTGACGATGACCAGTACAAGAAGCGTACGCGAGCGAAGCGGGTCAACTTCGGCGTGCTCTATCAGGGTGGCCCGGCCGCTCTCATGACGACGCTCAAGAAAGATGGCATCTTCATCACCTTCGAGGAGGGGGCGGACCTCATCGAGGCGTTCTACGCTGTCCGTCCGGCTCTCAGGCTCGCGATTGACCGGCTGCAGCAGCAGGTTCAACGCGATGGCTTCGTCGAGTCCTTCACCGGCCGCAAGCGCCGGGTCCCCGAGGCATTCAGCGACGACCGTGAGATCAGATCGAGGGCGCTTCGTCAGAGCGTCAACGCCCCGATCCAGTGCGGTGCGTCGGACATGACTCTCATGGCTCTGGTCCTCATCAACGCTGAGATGCGCGAGCGCGAATACAGGTCCAAGATGATTCTCACTGTCCATGACAACATCGTCTTCGACTGTCACGTTGACGAGGTGATGGAGATCGCGTCCCTCGCCAAGGAGGTGATGGAGAATCTCCCGGAACTCTCCGATCAGGTCCTACCGGGAATCGAGTGGGACTGGCTCAAGGTCCCCATCGTCGCGGACTGTGAGATGGGTGTCTCATGGGGTCAGTTGGTCGGGTTCGACCCGACGGTTGTGACCGAGGAGAACGAGTCTGACGAGGAACTCTTCGACGAAGAGGGCAAGCCCGTCCGCGATCCGGTCAACACGGATGAGCTTTGGGAACTCATGGCGTACAAGGCGGCGGCGTAAGACCAACAATTTGTTGGATGGAGGCACGATGATTATCACGGGCGACTCGCTGGCGCAGGTGCGGCGGTTGGCTGAGGCTGCAGTGGACCTCGCCACGCCGATGGGTGCGGAGGTTGTCTCGGCGACCGGTACACGGGATGATGAGACGATCACCCTACGCAAGCCTGACAAGGCCGTCCCGCAGGTAATCACCATCAGGGCGAGCAAGGACCCGAACGGTCCGTGGCTCGATATCAAAGTCGAGGAGGAGCGGAAGTAATGGACATCGTATTCGCGGGGTGCGGCTCGGCCTTCACGAGCCCGGACTACTATCAGACGATGGCGATTGTCGAGAAGAACTCGCGTCGTCTCCTGATCGACTGCGGCTCGGACGCGCGCTTCGCGTTGCCCGAGGCGTTCGCCCGATCCCCGATCCCGTCGAAGGTCCCGACGTACCTTGACACCATCGACGGCGTGTACATCAGTCACCTCCACGCTGACCACATCGGCGGTCTGGAGTGGCTCGCCTTCATGACATACTTCTCGCCGAAGGTGGACTGGTCGATCCCCGGCGCTGAGCTATTCCACAAGGACGTGCCGTTCAACTGGCGGCCGAAGCTGTGGGCCAACGAGGACCTCATGCGCCGCCTGTGGGAGTGCAGCCTTCGCGGCGGGCTGGAGTCCATCGAAGGCAAGCAGATGACGCTCACTGACTACTTCGATTGCGTGCCCCTGAAGGCGAACGAGGAGTTCACGTGGGAGGGGATCAACCTCCAGCCGGTGCAGACGGTCCACGTCATGAGCGGGTACAGCATCGTGCACAGTTACGGGCTCATGATGACGGCCCCGAGGAAATACGCTGACGATCCGCCGCACCCGACGATCTTCTATACGGGCGACACGCAGTTCTGCCCGAATCAGATTCAGCACTTCTATGACAAGGCCGACGTGATCTTCCAAGACTGCGAGACGGCTCCATTCAAGTCGAGGGTCCACGCGCACTACAGCGATCTCCTTACGCTTTCCGAGGAGACGCGCGAGAAGATGTGGCTCATGCACTATCAGCCGAACCCGAAACAGGATGCGGAAGCCGACGGCTTCTCCGGGTTCGTACAGAAGGGGCAGGTGTTCGGGTACGGAGAGATGTGATGGCGAAACACAAGCACGTACGGCCGAAGGTATCGGAGCACGATATCGAGATGGGCGTCCGCCGGTTTCAGGAGGAGCTTCGGAAGAGGCTCGATGAGAAGGGAGTCGGTGCTCTCGTCAGTTCCCACGAGATCGAAGGCGTGATCCGCGAGGAGTTCTGCGAGTACAAGGAGACCGTCGGGCAGTCGGTCAAAACTACCTTGGGGATCGAGACTCCGGTGGACGACGAGGCAGTGCAGGAACTCTATGACATCGCCGTCGGCGCGGTCTTCGGTGCGATCTGTCTGGAGCACGGGTACTGCGACTGGTAAGGGGACGGGACGATGGAGTGCGAACGCTGTCACAAGACAACCTCCGGGTACGAGCTTCATGACTATTGCGCCGAGTGCGGGAAGAACTTGTGCGAGGACTGCATGGAGAAAGGGTGCTGCGGAAACGTCCCGGCAAGCAGCGGGATGCAGGCGGCCGAGGAAGCTGACGCTGCCGAGCAGCTACAAGAAGAGGAGGCCGAGCAGTTGAAGGACGCTGACTTCACTGTGGACACGGGCCTCCCGAACGTCGAGGGGCAACAGGGGGAGATCGGTCAGTGAGGGGATGGCGCGAAAGAAGAAGCTGCCAATAAAACAAGCCTTCAAGGCCCGAGGATGGACGACGCAGAGTGTCGAGGCTCTGGTCAACGTCCCGGCACACGATATCGAACGGTGGCTATGCACCAATGAGGATCGGAAGGAGTGCGACCTCCGCTATAAGTGCGAGATCGCAGACACGAAAAGTGGCGCTGTCGTCGCATACGCACGTTGCAGGAAAGTCGAGCTTCGGATAGAACGGACGGTGGACCTCAAGGAATTTTCCGGATGAGCCGAAAAACGACTTGACAGTCCTACGCTGCTCTGGTATCATACGCGCGTCACGGACGGAAGGCAGATGGCGAAGAAAAAGCCCAAGAAGGCTCCCACCAAGGGGAAACCTACGCCCCGGCACGGCGAGGACTTCCTCTCTGCTGTCGAAGCTGTCACCATCAAACTGGAGAACGGGAGAATCATCACCGTCAATGTGGAGGAGGAGCTATGCGTTCCAGATGGACCTATTGCTCTCGAACACGAGGCCCGCCGCAGTCCAGCCCGGTTCGCTTTTTGGGCGTACCAGACCGAGCGCTCACTCGCCCAAGTCAGGGCCGAGGAGGTTAAGCTCGCGCACCAGACCGGAGAGACGTGGCTGACACACAAAGAGTATTACCGGACCGAGACCGACGAGCGGTACATCGCGAAGGAGACTCTGCAGGCACACGTGGATATCAGCACGGAAGTCCGGAGCATTCAGATCAAGGTCGACGCGCTCAGAAAGCAACACGGCATACTACGAGCCATTCGCGATTCCGTGGGGAACCGCGATTTCGTCATTCGCAAGTTACTCGACCGAAAGACTGAGGCCATCGAGGGGCGAAGCTCTTAACCGGCATTCGGCCACAACGGGCACAGCCTCGCAAGGCGAGAAGTCAAAAGGTCAACGGAGATCAGAACGATGCCAACGCAGGTAAGCGAGACATTGAGGAGCAAGCTCCGCGCTCAGAAGCGGGGCATGAACCAGAGCCGTCTCATCGACAACAAGAGCTTTACCAAGATGCGCATGAGAATCCTTCCGCGCTCGGGCGGGACGGAGGTCCCCGGCGCACCGTACGTCTCGTTTTACGGACCCACCCTCGGCGAGGACAAGGCCACCACGTCCCCCGAGGCGTTCGGCGTCCCGTGTCCCGTCCTCGAAGCCTACAACCACATCATGATGACCGGTGACGACGAGCAGAAGAAGTTCGCCAAGGAGAACTGCAGGATCACACGCGAATACTGGATGGCCGTCGTCGATCAGGACGATCCCGGCGAGGCCGAGGCCCCGAACATCAAGATTCACCGCGCGAAGAAGACCGTCTACTCCGAGATCGTTGACCTCCTGTTGGACGAGGACGACGGCAAGGACATCACGGACTTCAAGACGGGCTCCGACGTTCGCGTCCGCAAGGAAGGCTCCGGGATCGAGACGGAGTGGAAGGTGAGGCCGCTGGAGTCATCGCCAATCTCGGAGGACCCCGAGTACATCGAGGCCATAGCGGCGGCGTGCAAGAACTTCGACCCGATGAAGTTCTTCTATCGCATCAACCTCGACGTGTTGCAGAACCTCTACGAGGTCCTGACCGGCGAGGCCATCCCTGATGAGAGGCTCGACGAGATCAAGGCGCGATGCCCGCTCAAGGGGCAGTCGGACGAGGAGACTCCCGAGGTCAGCATGACGAGCAGCGGTGGCGATGAGGACGGCGAGGGGGGCGGCGATGACGACGGCACCGATGAGGGCTTCTTCCTCAACGAGGAGCCCGTCGTTCCCGGAGAGACCCTCGTGACGTTCGAGTACCAAGGCGAGGAGATCACCAACGTTGTGCTGGAGGTCACCGAGGACGATGAGGGCGATACCTGCCTCAAGGTCCGGGACGAGAACGACGCCGACGAGCCGTGGACCATCTATCCGGACAACGTGACGAACGTCGAGAACCCGGAACCCGATGAGCCCGCTGAGGCCGAGCCTACCGAGGAGAAGAAGCCCGCCAAGGGTCCCTCCAAGAAGAAGGGTCCGGCCAAGTCGGCGAAGAAGACCACACCGAAGAAGAGCGCACCCAAGAAGTCGGCTCCCCGCAAGCCCGCCGGGAAGAAGGGGAAGTCGAAGACAGGCGGGATGAAGAAGAAGCTCGCAGGCAAGAAGAAGAGGGGCAAGAAGTAACAACGTCGGCAGTTGTTGGGTCGGGGGGAGCACCCGCGCTCCCCCCGGCCGCAGTCCTCCGACAACGCGGAGGGGAGGTCAGGCATGTTTGGCAAAGGCGACGTTGTCACGTTCTCGGCGAGCCCGGTTATCAAGCTCGCGGAGTACCAGTATCTCAAACCGCAGGCGACGGTGACCCGGACGCTACAAGGCACCGATCAGGTCATGATCGCGAACGAGTTGGACGCTATCAAGACTGACCTGCGCACGGCTCTTCTCCAGTCGCTCCTCACAGAACTGGAATTCGACAATGAGGTCGCCTTGGCGGTGGCCGAGTGCGAGACTATCGAAGAGATCGCTGCATGGGCGATGAAGGAGATGGGGTATGGGGCTCAAGGACAAGATGGGAAGAAAAAAGCCAGTCAAAAAGGCCCCGGCAAAAAGCCCCGGAAAAAGTAAGTCCGGGAAGAAGAAGTCGGACGCCTCCACGAGCGACGACGTCGTGCAGGCCGTCCGGAAGAAGCTCAAGCAGAAGAAGCGCGACGAGGGGAACATCCGGCTCCTCTCTGACAAGGGCGTCCTGTCAGAGGTGAAGGAGTGGATACCTACCGGCTTCGCCCATCTCGATCTGATCCTCGGTGGGGGGTGGGCCGTCGGCCGGGCCAGCGAGGTCTTCGGACCCGAGGGTTCGGGTAAGTCGGCCCTCTCGCACCTTGCCATCCGGAGTTGTCAGCGGCAGGGGGGAGAGGCACTGCTGTTGGACTTCGAGGTGGCGCTCGATCCGGACAAGATGAAGCAACTCCAGATCGACGCCAAGCGGTTGATCTACGCAACGCCCACTGACATCGAAGAGGGTTGGGACATCGTGTGGGCGACGGTCGATCAGCTTACCGCGAAGCCACCGAAGCATCCGTTCCTCATCGTGTGGGACTCCATCGCCGGGAGCGTGCCGCGTGCGGAGCTTGACGAGAAGTCCTCGTCCGACGCGCACGTCGCGCTCATCGCCAAGGCCATGAGTAAGGGCTGCCGGAAGATGTACCGGCGGATCGCCAAGGTCCGGGCGCACATGCTGTGGGTCAATCAGGTCCGGGACAAATTCGGGGGGAGCAGCTTCCTCAAACAGACGGAGACGCCGGGCGGGCGTGCTGTGAAGTTCGCCGCGTCTCAGCGTGTGGACTGCCGCGTCATCAAGCGCCGACGCGATGCCGGGCAGGAAGCCGATCCTACCGGGTACACGATCAAGACCTCGACGGTGAAGAGCCGTCTGTTCCCGCCGCACCGCAAGGCCGAGTGGGTCCTCGACTTTACGTACGGGCCGAGTCCCGAGATGACCATGTGGCACTTCCTCATCGAGGCCACCATCATCAAGCCGAGTGGGGGCGGTTACTACAAGGTCCCGTGGACGGACATGAAGTTCAAGAGGTCCGAGTGGCTCAAGGTCTTGGGCGACGAGGATTTCCGGATCGGAGCCGAGGCTGTATTCGCAGAGGCCATCAACGAGCACTATTTGCCCTCTCCGGAGGAATCTGAGGAGGAAGAGTAAATCCCGCCTCATGCGGGATTTTCTGGAAAAAAAGTATTGACAGGCCCGCACGGGCCGGGTACTATTTATCGGGTCACGCGGAACAGAGCCCAAAACGGGCTCGGGCAGAAGGGAGTGGCAAAATGGCGGCGAAGAAGAAGCAGAAGAAGGGACCGAGCAAGGGCAAGAAGAAGTCTCCAAGCAAGAAGGGGGCGAAGAAGAAGTCGGGGGCGAAGAAGAGCCCGCCTCCGAAGAAGACTCCGAGCAAGGGGTCCTCTACGCCCATCGAGGGGGTCAAGGGCTCCGGAAAGAAGGAAGGCACCTCAACGCGCATCTTGACGAGTAAGGTCCTCATCGTCAAGGGACACAACCCGCGTCAGGTGACGGGCGATCTCGACGCGCTGGCGGCTAACATCAAGGCCAACGGGATCGTGCAGAGCCTCCTCGTCAAACCCACCAAGGGGAAGCCGGGTTACTACGACCTGATCTCCGGTGAGCGGCGGCTCCGCGTCGCTCGCGCTCTCAAGTTCTCCACGGTACCCGTCATCATCCGCGAGGATATCACCACCGCCCTGCAGGCTCGGGCGACGGCTGTCGCGGAGAACTCGGAGGACGGCCGTTACAATCTCAACGCGATTGAGGTTGGCCGCGTCGTGATGGAGGCGTCCAAGGCCGGGTGGGGTGTCAGCAGGATCGCTACTGAGATGGGGACGTACGCGGAGCGTATCCGGCGGTACCTCACACTCATGAAGACGCCCGAGAACATCCAGAATCAGGTCATGAAGGGCACGCTCTCCGTTCATGCGGGGATCGCCATCGGCAAGCTCGACGCCAAGGCGCGCGAGAAGATCAAGAAGTCGCTGCACTCCGGCATCACGGCCAAGGAGATCAACGATCTCGCCAAGAAGCAAGCCGAGAAGGGCGGGGCCAGCGCGTCCGCGTCCGGCTCGACGCGCCTCAAGGGGGAGGAGCGCAACGCCAGTCTCGTGGTCCGGCGCGGGCTGCGGGAGCAGAACGCCGCGATGGCCGAGGCGGCTTACTACTACGTCAACGCAGACAAGGATGCGGTCGGGACCACGGATTACCACGAGCTTCGTGGTGCGCTCGGGCTCATGCTGTGGGCGCGGGGTGACCTTGCCTCGTGGATACTCCCCGATATCGACCCGAAGGTCGAGGAGAACGTGAAGGCTGCGGCTGCGATCAACGCGAAGTTCGAGAGCAGAGTGAAGGCCGCCGCCGTCAAGTTCGAGCCCGACGAGGACTAGAGCGTCGGTCATTCGGGCGTTCTCTACGGGACGGCCGGGCAGAGAGGAGCGGCGGTAATGGGAGCTACACTCGTGCCGGGGATCAAAGGTCCCCGCGAAAAGGACGGTGCGCTCACGCGTGTCGAGACGCGCAGGGTCCGGATCGTCAAGGGGCATAACCCTCGCCAAGTCACCGGTGACCTGAGTACGCTGCGGGCCAGCATCAAGAAGGAAGGAATCCTTCAACCTCTCCTTGTCAGACCGACGCGTGGGCGGCGAGGTCACTTCGACCTCATTGCTGGTGAGAGACGGCTCCGCGTCGCGCGCCTCCTCAACATGGAGACGGTTCCTGTCACCGTCCGAGAGGACATCCGAACGGCGTTGGAGGCACAAGCCCTCGCGGTCGCCGAGAACTCACAGGACGGACGGGTCAACCTGAACATGATCGAGATCGGGGACGTTGCCAAGCGTGCTCGAAAGGACGGGTGGGGAATCCAGTCGATTTCTACGAAGATGGCAGTTGAGCCCATGCGCGTTCGCCGGGCACTCATTCTCGCCGGGGCTCCGGCAGATATCAGGGCTCGTGTGATCGAGGGGTCCCTCTCCGTCCATGCCGGGATCACTCTTGCTAAGATCGACGCCGACACGCAGAGGAAGATCAGGAAGGACCTCCATCCCGGCATCACTGCCAAGGAGATCAACAAACTTGCGAGAGAAGTGATGGCGAGCGCGGGCAGGGTCTCGGACCTCTCGGATTCCAAGCGCCGTAAAGGCAAGGAGCGTGACGCCAATCTCAGAGTACGGCTTGGGCTCCGTGAGCAGAACGCCCTGCTTGCTGAGATGGCGTATTACTACGTCAACGCAGAGGAGGATTCTGTCGGCACCGTTGACTATCACGAACTTCGGGGCGCGCTTGGATACGCGCTGCGTGCGAGGGGCGACCTTACCACATGGATGCTCCCCGACGTCGAGTCGAAGTGCCGGACCAACGCGAGGTTTGAGTGCCTCGTGAAGGCTGCTGCTGCGAAGTACAAGCCGGACGACGACTAGGGCGGGACGCAGGCCGCGAGGCAGGGGGCGTCTCGTCAACGGGGGGCGGGTTCATCTAACACCCGCCCCCAACCTCGGAGGGCACGATGAAGATTCTGTCGCACATCAGGGACTCGCGCTACACCACCTTCGATCTCCCGGTGGACGGCCTCCGGGTGGAGGTCGGCGGTTATCAGTATGAGATCAAGGACAAGAAGGGCGAGATAGAAATCTCGACTGTCAACTCCGCGCGCGGTCTCATCGCCGTTCCCGTCTCGCAGTCGATCATGCGGCTCGTGGATCGTGACGTGGACGCTCGGACGCTTCCCGAAGAGAAGGCCGCCCGTGAAGCGGCCGGGGCAGACTAAGGACCAACAAATTGTTGAATCCTGTTCTAGTCGATGCTAACAACCTTATCACCCGAGCCATCATGGCTTCGGCGCTCGACGATCTCAAGGCCGGGGGCCTGTGGACCGGTGGCGTGTACGGGACGCTCGGCTCGCTCAAGTCGTTCTTGTCCCTTCCCCTCGTGAATGCAGCCGGTGTCTACGCCTTCTTCGATCACGGGGTCCCTTCGGACCGTCTGGACCATATTCCCGAGTACAAGGCTGAACGCAAGGAGAAGCGCAAGCTCCTCACCGACGAGGATAAGGAGAGAGCGTTCGCACAGCTTCACACGGCGAGGAAAATGTTGGAACTCCTCGGTGTGGTCTGCCTTGCGTATCAGGATCGCGAAGCCGACGACTGTATTGCCGCCGCAGTCCGGCTTTTTGCCCGCCGTGGCGACACGCCCATCGTTGTGTCGGGCGACCGGGACATGTGGCAGACGGTCCGAATGGGCGCTCGTGTCTGGTTTCTCAACGGTAAGCATTGGGTGGACGCGGAGAACTTCGAGGAGTACGTCGGGATCGGGCCGGAGCACTACGTCCTGTACCGCGCGCTCGTCGGGGACCCGTCTGACTCAATCAAAGGCGCGGACGGCTGCGGCCCGAAGCGAGCAGTGCAGGTGATCGAGGAGCACGCGGGTGTCCTCAACTCCGACGAACCGCTCAAGCAACTGGACACCCTTGCCAACCTCCTCGGTCGGAAGCAGAAGCCCCGTAAGTTCGAGGCGAGCATCGTGGCCGACGCTGAGCGGCTCGGCCACGTCATCCGTGGGATCGACATGACCGATTCCTTCGGCGGGACGAAGGGACTCAAGAAGCGGCTTGCAGAGAAGCCGCTTGTGGATAGGATGGGCTTCCTACGATTCTGTAAGGGGCTGGCCTTCAAGTCGGTTCTCGGATCGCCGGACATGTACCTTCGGCCGTTTGAGCGTGCGGCCAAGCGGAGAGATCAATAATGGCTAGACGCAGCTATGCCGACGGGACCAAGGTCTCTTCAGCGAAGAGCAAGGCTGAGATCGAGAAGCTCCTCACCAATTACGGGGCCTCGAAGTTCGGCGTCATGTGGGACGCGCAGGAGAACCTCGCTGCCGTCGTCTTCCAACTCGAAGGCAAGCACTACAAGATGATGATCCGTCTCCCGGACCCGGAGGACGAGGACATCAAGCTCACCCCGACTGGTCGCGAACGGCACCCCGAGATCGTCGCCGAGGCGTGGGAGAAGGAGTGCCGACGCCACTGGCGCGCGCTCGCTATCTCGCTCAAGGGGAAGCTGGTCGCCGTCGACGAGGGAATCAGCACCGTCGAGTGCGAGTTCATGGCGTACCTCGTCCTGCCTAGCGGCAAGACGATGGCTGAGGAGTACATCCCGCAGATCGAAGCGGCGTACGCGTCGGGGAAGATGCTGTCACCGATCACGGTGAAGGGCACCCCGGCCTTGGAATTGCTCCCGCCGAAGAAGGGGAAGAAAGATGATTGAGGCATTCGTCGTGACCGTCGAGTTGGCGAAGGGGATAGGCGAGGATCGCAAGACCTTCAACGAGTCCTACGTCGTCGGGGCCGGGAGCGTCGGCGCGGCAGAGAAGAACGCCTGTCGCTTCGCGCGCGTGAAGTACGAGGGGCGGTACACCCCCAAGGTCAAGGAACTGAGCCGCCTCGGTCCGCTCGTCACCGTGAAGAGCATCGCCGCGCTGGCCCGGACGATCAAGCGTAAGAACGCCAAGAAGAAGGGCTGACGTGTACTTCGACCAACTATGCGGAATCGCTGAGCACCATCTCCCGCAGATGGCAGAGGTCCTCAACCGGGCACGGCTGTTCGTGTTCCCCGGCCGGGCGCACGAGGTCATCAAGGATCGGATCACCGACGAGGAGGCCGAGTTCCTACACGAGCACTTCTTCCTTCCGTTCCCGCACGTGGCTATCGAGGACACGGCATCATGCGTGGTCTTGTGGGACAGCGAGAAGGAGCAGCGCGGAGTCGGAGGCGTCCGGTACTTCATCGAGGCCGTGTCAGCGAAAGCGCCACCGGACGAGTTCAACGACTCGGAGGAAGACAAGGAGGCAACGCGGAAGCTGTTCAGTCAGTTTCCCGCCGACGCGTGCATCGTCTCGGTCGGCAAGGTCAAGGACGTGCTGGTGCGGCCGGATGACAAAGCCGGGGAGTTTCGGATCGCCGGGGACACTGACTGGACTCTCCTCGCGACGAAGGATGAGGTCCTCGTGCACCCGAAGCAGTTTCAGAAGAGCAGCGATATTCACGTGGGTCTGACAGCGGTGACCCTACGCAACGTGCGCGTGGCGCTTGCCGAGGTCTTCCACTTCAACAACCCGTCCCGATTCATCGTCGAGAAGAAGCGGCTCGGCATGAAGCCTTTCAAGCCGGGCAAGAGGAAGAAGAGCAAGCGGCCGAAGATCGCGCGGAGTCAGAACCGTCCGATATACACGCTCCTGACTCCGAAGGAGATCAGGGACACGCTCGGCTTCCCGACGAAGGCTGGAGGCAGGAAGCGGCCCCACGAGAGACGCCGCCACTTCCGGACCCTCACGAGTGACAAGTACACGAAGATGAAGGGCAAGACGATAGTGATCCCGGCTACATGGATCGGGCCGGAGGAGGCTGACAAGGACGGACATCGTTGGAAGGTAAGGCTGGACCTGTGACGATTCTCGCTTACAATCATGCAGGGGGAGAGAAGAGGGCACGATGGCACGCTGGATCATAGGGCTTCTCTCTGCGACGCTGCGGAGCACTGGATGGGGCGTCTTCGCTGCCCTCTGTCTCGGCTGCGCATTCGTCGCGGTGGACCACGGGTACAGCAAGCGGCGTCCGAAGGTGAGGATGAACACACGCGCGCGTACGCCCGCGCCCGCGAGTGTGCGCACGCCCGCGCGCGAGACCAAGCCCACCTATTGGGAAACGACGATCATCATCCGTGCCTACTGCCCGTGCGTGCGATGCTGCGGCCGGAGTTCGAGAGGGATCACGGCCACCACGCATCGGATTCATCCGCAGGATTACATCATCGCGATCAGCCCGGACCTCGAAGAGTGGATCAAGGTCGATAACAGGACCATGTTATTCGTGCCGCTATACAACAAGCCCGGCACGGCCAGCATGGTGAATGACCGGACCAAGCAGAACAGGCACCGGCAGATCGAAGTCCTCATGACGGTGAGCAAGAGGATCAACGGTCGCTGGTACTCGCCGCATCGGCGCGCTCTCTTGTGGGGGCACAAGCACGCCACGCTACGAGTCTGGTCAGACGGTCGGCGTGAGATCGTGGACGTGAGGAGGGACCGATGAAGACCGAGAACCTGAGCGCCATCGTTGCCGTCATCGCCGCCGGAATCTGCGGTGCGTGCCTCTTCATGACGCACTTCCAGTTCAACGCTGTCAGACAGCGCGCGCACGTGGCGTATGAGGGTGCCCGCAACGCGGAGGACTCGACCCGGTACGCTCAGGATCAGATTAAGAGGATGGAGGAACGTATCCGGACTCTCGAAGCGTGTGTGGACATGGACGTGAAGGTGAGCTACAGCGTCCTCAAGGACGGCAACGAGATCGGGCAGGGGATGAAGCCTCTCAAGGAGTTCCTCGCGCTCAGCGAGAAGTTTGAGGAGATCGGCGACGGCTTTCAGGTCATTGCCACAGGACGAAAATGAAGCTGTTCAAGGAAAGAGAGATGAAGGAGGCCGTGGCGTACGCGGCCGACGGTGGACAGGCGCTTCACCTGTTCGGCGGGGCGGGAGCATATCCGAACGCCCCGGCTCCCTTCAAGAAGCACAAGGACGCCGCTCACCTGTTCGATCAGGACAAGGCGCGGCTGGTCCTCACGTCCAAGCGGCTCGGTGTCAACGTGATCCGTGTATCGAGGGAAGGCGAATCCTACCAGCACGTTGACCTCTGCGGCCGTCCGCTGGACCGGGCGAAGGCTCAGTGTGAGAATCACGAGCCGGAATGGAGCACGGGTTCCAAGCGGAGGATCGGCTGATGGCGTACGATTACAGGTATGACTTCGTGGACATGCCCGAGACTTGGCCCTTTGAGGAGCGGATCGACGAGGTGAAGCGTCGGGGGCACATTCATTCGGATCGCGAGGTCCTCCTCGATCCAGTGACCGGGGTGTATTACGTCATGATCGACGAGGCGACCGAGAAGCACCACCTCGACGCAGTGCTTCTCGATGAGCGCCCGAGGTACGGGAACTAGCTACATAGGAGGCGTCATGTCAGAGTTGATCCTCAGTCCTGAGCAGCGAGAGGCTTACGACCTCGCGATGGACGGTCGCAACGTCTTTGTGACCGGACCCGGAGGCGTCGGCAAGTCTGAGGTTGTCAACCAGATCATCGACGGCTTTCACATGGACGGCAAGAACGTGTACGTGACCGCCTCCACGGGCGTCGCCGCTATCCGCGTCGGTGGCTCGACGATTCACTCGTACCTCGGGACCGGGATCGCCTTCAACAAGGACTCGCTCCGCAAGGACTTCGCGCGTGGATACGTCCCGCGCCTTGAGAAGATCGAAGAGCGGTTTCGGAAGACTGAGGTCCTCGTGGTCGACGAAGTCTCGATGCTGACCGGTGACTACTTGGAGATGATGGACTGGTGGATCAAGCGGCACCGAACGAGCACCGCTCCGTTCGGTGGCATCCAACTGGTCTTCTCGGGAGACTTCCTTCAACTCCCGCCCGTTATCAAGCGGTCCATGAAGGTCGCAACGAAGTACGCCTTCCAGTCCCCGGCGTGGGAGCGTGCAGACTTCCAGACGGTCCACCTCGAAACGTGCTTTCGGCAAGACGACGAGGAACTCCTCAAGCACCTCCTCCGTATTCGGCGGGGCGTTGTCCCTTTCGATACGGACAAGTATTTCAGGGAACGCGTCGGCGTCGAGCTTGACGAGCCCACCCGCCTGTATTCGACGAACCAGAAGGTCTTCGAGGTCAACATGCAGTACCTCACTCAGCTACCGGGCGAGGTGCGTGAGTACGAAGCCACGTTTGAGGGCGACGCTGACAAGTACGCCGAGAAGCTCGTCAAGAACTGCATCGCCGACTTCTGTGTTGAACTCAAGGTCGGCGCTCCAGTGATCTTCCTCCGTAACAGATACGAAGACGGCCACCTCAGTGTTGTCAACGGGCAGCGGGGCAAGGTCATCGGGTTTGAGGAGGGCCGGGTTCAGGTCGTGTCCGACGGCTGTACTTACGACGTCGATCCGGTCGAGTGGGAATACAAGGATGCGGACCAGAAGGTCCTCTGCACGATGCACCAGATGCCGCTCAAGCTCGCGTGGGCGCTGACGATTCACAAGAGCCAAGGGATGACGCTGGACTCCCTACACTGTGACGTGGCCTCATGCTTCGAGAAGGGGCAAGTGTACGTCGCGCTCTCACGCGTGAAGAGCGTCGGTGGCCTGTCGCTGTCGGCACCGCTCGACGCGAAGAAGGTTCAGGCGTGCAGAGAGGCACTCGACTTCTATGAAGCGTTGGAGGTTGCCTGATGCTGACGAGTTACGTGTGGGGACACATCGAAGCGAACGATCATCTCTTCGAGGCGGTCTTTCACGACGGCGTCACGCTTCTTCGGGTGAGGAATCCGGTGTCTGGAAGCTACCTCATCATAGATCAGGCGTCGAGGTCGATCACGAAACAGGTCTGGCGTGACATCATGGAGGCGCACGCCAAGTGGCTGGAAGAGAAGGCTGGTGATTGATGGTACAGGGCGGCTTCACACCGAGACCGAAGACGGCCCCGAAGTGGGACCCGATCAAGGACATCGCCCGGTACAACTGTCCGTGCGGCCGGTGGATCATGCTCGCTCCGTCGCGGACGGAGGATCGGAAGCTCAAGTGCACGTGCGGCCGGTTGCACTACTGGAAGGACGGGGAGGTCAAGACCGATGAGCAGTGAGCGGGAAGAGGCCAGCGAGGTGGAAGCCGCTCTCAGGCGGCCGAGCCACAGGCGGCTCCGGGAGTTCGAGTTCTTCGACGATATTCATCTGCACATCGTCGAGCGGTGGAAGGACTCGCACATCTCCGGAGCCGAGTGGCGCTTCTCGATTCACGCGGACTTCTCCTTCAAGGGTCACCTACTCTTCACGCTGAGATTCATGAACATGGACCACGCGCTGGCGACCATTGCGGGCAAGCATGACAGCATGGACAGCGGGTACGGGGATCGGGACGGCAACGACGTGAGTTCCGAGATTCTCAAGATTGAGAAGGACCTCTGCGATCAGCCCGGCTGCAAGGAGAGAGCGGTCCACAAGTTCCGTCTCGAACGGATATATTCCAAGTGCGGCACGTTCAGCAAGGAGGCCGCCGGACCGGAGTCGATCAGCGGCGGGTACTACTACCAGTTCTGCGAGAAGCACTGTCACCGGGGTGACTGCTCACTTGAGGACTCCGACGCCAACCTTGCGAAGATGGAGATGCCCGATGGCTAAGTGGGGTGTGACGGCTGACCTCCAGTTCGATGAGCAGAATCGGTTCTCGACGATACACGAGTCGGGGCTGACCACGCGGCTCATGGATACGGTCTCTTGTCTCTCGTGGATCATCCGGACCTGTCTTGAAGAGAATTGCCTCGGGCTGATCTTCGCCGGAGACATCTTCAACTCGCGGACCTCGATCCCGTTGCCGGTCCTCCACGCGCTGGCCGAAGTGCTCGACGACGCTGACGATCTCCGGCTCACCTTCCTTGTCGGGAACCATGACAGCTACCTTCGCAACCCGTCGATCAACAGCCTTCGCATCCTCCAGAGATACGGGCTCGTCGTTGATGAGCCGCAGTTCGGCGGCAGCAAGAAGTTCGGACTGATCCCGTGGACTGAGGATCACGAATACTTCCGCGCGCAGGTCACGCGAATGGTCCGCGAGAAGTGTCAGTTCCTCTTTACTCACATGATGGTCGAGGGGGCGGTCCCCAAGGGACGTGGGGGCATCCCGCTCGCCTATCTCCAGCCGACGAAATTCAAGCGGGTCTTCCTCGGCGACGTGCACGAGCCGGTGGAGGTCGCGAAGAACGTCCGGTATGTCGGATCACCAATTCAGATTGACTACCGGGATGCAGGAGGGGAGCGTGGATTCTGCACATTCGATGATGTGACCGCTGAGGTCCGATTCCATGAAAACGTTGAGAGTCCACGCTTCCACCTCCTCCGTAACCCCGAGGACGCCGATAGCGTCCGTGAGGGGGACTTCGCCCGGATCGTGACAACTGACAGGGCGAACGCAGAGAAGATCGCTGAGAGGGCCTCAGATCGCACGCGTTGGGTCGAAAACGAGGTCCTTGAGACCACAGAGATCAAACCGAGGCTCAATATACGCTCGCAGGATTCGCAGGAGCAGGTCCTCCGGCGGTACTGCGAGTACAAGGGAGTCGAGGAGCCCGAGCCGCTGGTGAAGGCGGGCATGAAGTTCATCGCGGAGGCGCGGGTATGATCGTCGAAGCGAAGATCGTTGATTGGGATATTCCGATGGGAGCCTACGCTCCTGAGACCAAGCGCGGTGTTATCAACACCGACGACGTGTCATCGGCCACGCCGGTCCGCGTCCAAAGGCTGGCCTTCGAGCAGTGCATGAAGGTCCGAATGAAGAACGGGGATGTCTTGACAGTCATAGGGGTTCCCTCGGACCTGATCGGAGGCAAGTGATGGAAACGGCTAAGCTGACCAAGGGCGCGAAGACGATGTGGACGATCATCGAGAAGCTCCTCTTCGGATTCGTCATCTTCATCGCGACATGGATGTTCACGACGGTCAACACGTTGGAGAGCCGCGTCACCGAGATCGAGGCTGGCCGGAAGGAGAACGAGGCGCAGTGGATCATCCTCAAGCAGCACGGCAAGACGATGCGCGAGCAGGAGATACAGATCGAGGTCTACCAGCGGCTCTTCAAGATGCTCCTTGATAAGAACCGGATCAGTGTTGACTCGATCCTCGTGCCGAACGAGCGTGAGCCGGTGGAGATGCTCCGGCGCGAGCCACCCGAGCAGACGACGGAGGAGTTCCGTCACGAGCAGATGCAGATGCACGAGCAGGAAGCGCAGGAGAACATGCAGCGTCGTAAGGCGCTCAAGTGAGAGGAGGTGTGGGGGCGAATTGGTATCGACGGGGTGTGAAAACTGTCGGTGCGTGCCGGGGTTGGTCGAAGGCCCCGCAAAAATCGACCAAACACTAACCGCCAAAAAGGTGGTGCACGGGCACTTCGGTGCCCACGCAATGGCTGCCTAGAGCAGCCCCCGACTCTGTGAGGTTGCCGTCGTAACGGGGATCGGGACGAACTACGGCTGGCTGAGGGAAAGACCTCTGGCTTGTCGGGGGAAAGACCCGGCTGGAGTCGGGGGAAGCAACCCGAGAGGCTTGTCGGCGTGCCGGACACAGAACACCGACCACGCACGTGAAGAGCCGCCAGTGGAAGCACAACCGGACGCGGGTTCGATTCCCGCCGCCTCCACCAGATTTAGGCGAGGGACTAAATTTAGGCCGAGGGCTAAAGGGGTGTAAATTCGATGGCCGTCACCGTATGCGTTTGCTCAACGTGCGGACGCGAGGAGAGAGTCAACTTCGGCGAGTGTCTCTCTAAGGGCTGGCCCAAGTGCTGCGGCCAGACGATGACGCTCCAGAACGCGACGAAGGA